GCGCAATTCGACGTACTGCAAGCCTCCGACGATTCGGCACCCGGCTCCCACTGTTGCGGGCAGTCGAAGTGTTGGACGCTCGCCGTTGGGTCCGGGTAGACCACGGATGATGAGAGGTCGGCCAGGCTTGCCGCCGTAAGCCAAACCATCCATGCCGGGCCAGTTGATCGCCTCAATATAAGCGTCTGCACGCCAAGGAAGTGTAATGATTCCACCATCAAGAGATACCAGAACGGCGGCGGCGATGGTTGGAAACTCTGGCGTTCCCACGGTTCGCTCCACGCATCCGGCACACACGACAGGCGTGAAGCCTCCGTTGGAACACGGCCCACCAGCAAGAACAGCCAACCAGTCTGTAAAGTCTCTGTCATCGGGGAAAACTCCGTCGCCGTTGAAGTCAATGGTGTCGCACGTCGGGCAATCGGCACCCGCGAGGACGTTCTGGAAGTCGGTCGTGTCTTGGTCTGACGGATAAACCCCGTCGTTGTTGAAGTCGAGGTCGGTGCATTGGGCGCGGGCAGGTGCGGCCATGAGTACCGCCGCACACGCGATGAGTGCGACAAGCAAGATTGCGACCGAGAGGTGTATGAAACTTTGATTGGTTTTCTGTTGCAAGTGATTGATCCTTCGTTCAAGTCCAGCGATTTCGAGCCTCATCGCGCCTTTGTCTTCGGACACGTTGCGGGCGATGTCTCGCGGTGTTGCTTGTGGGGGGGTGGTCATGCCTTTCCTTCCTGCCGCGTGGGGCGGCTTAGTTACCGTGAATCTTGGCGAACACCGCATCCAGTCCCATCGCGCGGACCTGCGTGTTCGTCTGAAAGTTGTTGCGAATGCGGAACAACTGGAAGTGCCTGCGCCACCACGAATCTGTGGGCTGGGCGTGACTGGTAAGCCACGTCGATGGAAGCAGGCGGATTTCGATGTGACCTTGGCGGCGCGGGAAGTGCCAGCGGAGATGAAAGGCGATCATGTGGTTTCCTTCCCCTCGCGGGCGGCTTCGGCGGCGGTGATGACGTTGCGTAGACCTGCCTTGCAACGTGCCAACGCTTCGTCGGTGTCCATCGCGTTCTCGGTGTGGTCGAGCGCGTTGTCTGCGACCTGCTTGCACTTCTCCACCGTCGCGTTCGCGGCGGCAAGTTGGGCACGCATCTCTGCAAACCTGTCGCTCGCAATCACACACGCTCGAACGCGGTCTGGTTCGCCTGCGATGGCGCAAAGAACGTCGCCGAAAGTGGCGGCTAGGTTGCCACGCACTTCGGAGCGTTCCCTCACTTCCGCAAGTTCCTCGCGGGCGGCGGCGAGGTCGCGGGTGAGTAGTGCGATCTGCACGTCGCGGTTGTCTGTGCAGTCGTCGATGATCTTGGCAATGGCGGCTGCCATGCCGGGCTTGCGAACCTCATACTCGATGCACAGTGCAACAAGTTCATTGAGTCCGTGTTTGATTGGTTCGTCACTCACTTCTTCTTCGCTCCCTTCGTGGGCTGGTGCTTCTTCGCTCGCTTGCTCATGGGGTGTCCTTTCTGAATAGCCAATCAAACAGTCGCATCACCCAACACCTGCGCCGGAGTTCCCAAGTCTCCCGACAGATCGGGCACGGGAGAAACACGAAGTCGTTACCTTGCAGAATCGCCTTGCGTGAGTGGCACACGGCGCACGCTTGGTCGTGCGAAAACATGCCGGGCGCGATGTGTTCGATGTTGGGCTTGTGAACGGGCGGGTCGATCATTGCTGCTTCCTCGCTTCCTCAATCTCCCCCTCGCTCACGCCGCACGCGCGGAGGGCGGCGAGGCAGATGGCGAGTTCCTTCGTCTTCTCGGTCGCGGTGAGAAAGCCGCTGATCGTCACCGTGTACGACTCGCCACCCTTGGCAATCTCGTAGTCGTTGAACTGGTCGGCGACACGCATCGCGTCGGCAATGGACGTAGCGGGCATGAAACACTCACACCGATTGAGACCCGCGTCGTCGCCGTAGTACGCGGCATGGTTGCGGACGTAGAAGCCTTTGGGTACGGGGTCGATGGTGTCAATGACCTTCGCCCCCATCACCCTCACCGCCACCAACTCACTCAGCTTGCTCACGGGAGCCTCCTTGCTTGTTCGCCGCGTCGGTTGGCTTCACTTCAATGCGAATGTCGTGGGTGTCCACGAACCACACGGCGGCGGCAAACGATGCCGCGAAACCGAATATGGCTACAAGTGCCCACATCGTCTTGCGAAAGTCGTGGTCGCTGTCTTGCTGCGGCGGCTCGTTTGGCGGCTCTCCGTTAGCGGCGATGTATCGAAGTCGCTTCATCGTCTCGTTCCACCATGCGTTACTTGGTCCGAACATCCTGCTTCTCCTTGTTCCTTTCGAGCCACGCGCGGCCTGCGGGGGTGATGGTGAAACGAAGTGAGTTGTTCCACACTGGTTCAATCAGTTCCGCGAGATGCAATTCGTCGATGATCGCCTGCGCGTCGTCGTAGACCATGCCGTATTGACGCTGGATGTAACTGGTGCCGATTGGTTCCTCGCGGTCAAGCCAGAACGCGAGCGACCTGCCAGCCTTCACCGTCAACCTCACCTCGCCGCTCATGCTGCCTCCGTTGGCTTCAACTTCTTGCCGAGTTCGTTCGCACGCAGTAGCGTGTCCTGCATGTCGTGCTGGCGGTACACGATGACGCGCACGCCCATGTGTTGGTCCTCTGCCATCAACTTCCATTGCTCGCGGCTACGGCGGAAGGCGACGATTGGCGTCTTCTTCCCGTCTGCGTCGTCGCGTGCCTGCTTCCAAGCCGCTTCGAGGTACGCGCTGCCGATGATGGCCTGTTGTGAAAACTTCACTTCGAGGTGGACGTGTGGAAGTTGCTCACAGATAACGTCGGGCGAGTCGCCGCCGCCAGCGAATTGCTGCCCGCGCCGTGCCTCAAAGCCCATGTCGCGCAGGAAGTCGCGGAAGTCGCGCTCGCCGCGTTTGCCCTTTTCGCGTGAGTTCATGTCACCCCCGCGATGGTGATGCGGCGGTATGGAGAACGCCCAGCGGCAATCTCCGCTTCGACGTGCTTGTGGCTCTCACTGTTACCGACGCACCGCCAGATAGTGCCGTTGTCGTGCATGTAGTCCACGGCGATGACCGTTTGCGGTTGCCTCTCCTCCGCGACCTCCGCCCACTCGCCGCCTAGTCCGGTGATGACCGCCTTTGCAAACAGCGTGTAGACGCGGTGCCAATTCCCATCCAACCCATCGACCCACGAAAACGCTTCCACGTAGGTAGAAGCAACCGGGCGGTGCTTGGTGCCGCGAATCTGATGCAGCACGCCGTACTTGTTGACCGCCCACGTATCTTTACTCATCACCTCAACTCGCTTGCTCATGTGTGCCTCCGTGCTTGTGTGCTTGTGAATCCCACTCACGCCTCATCTGCCGGGCGTATGACTTCACGCCCTTCTTTGTGTCTCGCCAGTCCCGCCGTTGCTTTGGTGTCGGCCTCGCGCCGTGTGGGAACGGATACGGGTTGCCACGCTGCTCCCGCGTCCGCTTCGCCCTCGACCTCGGCACGCCTGCGGGGGTGGCTCTCGTTGTTCGGGTCATGTGTTCTTCTCCATGTAGTAAACCGCGTGCTGCTTCTCGCCGTCGTTCTTGATTACGTGCCCGTCCTGCCGCAACTCGTAGATTCGCGCCGCCAGCCGCCAGCACTGGCACAACGCAACCGCGTCGATGGGCGTGAGTCGCCGCCCGCTTTGCAACGCAGCGAGGATGATGTCGTTTTGAGACTGGGGTTCCTTGCTCGTCGCCGTGCCGTTGTGCGGGGCAACCGTCAATGATTCCTTGACAGTTGCCGCGAACAGCGGGCCGAGGTTGGGGGGTGGGGTGTGCTTCACGCTGCCTCCTTCGCCCAGTCGGGCCGGGGGTGGGTGGCGATGCCGTGGGCGTCGCAGTAGTTCAACAACCGAATCGCAATCTGCTGGGCTGCCGCGTGGTGTTCGATGCGCTTTAGGCCAAACGAAACCATGTGGTGCGAAGTGTGACCAAACGGCTTGGTCGTCGCTGTCGCGTCGGCCACTTCGTTTAGTGACGGTTTGACGGGCCACACAATCGCCTTGTAAAGCATCCACTGAATCGCCGTCCGGTACGCTGATGCTGTGCCCTGCCTGCGGCAAGTGCGAACCCAAAGCGGGTCAACGCCAACCACTTCGCAAAACTGCACGGCCATGAGGTGCATCGGGCTGTTCTGCAAGGCAAGCCGCTCAATCACGGCGCGGTAAGCAGCCGCGCTTGTGTCGGTCACTCGCTCGTACTGCTCTGGCGTGAGCGACTTGAGGCCAAGCCCCTTGATAATCGCGTCGCGTACAAAATGCTCTATCCGCTTGCTCATGCTGCACGCCCTTTCAAGAAAACAATCCGACTTGCGTTTCTGCCCGCTTCGCGATGGCCCGGTTGCAGTTCTTCACCGCTACCGCGTGATACTCGTCTTTGAGTTCGCATCCGTAGAACCGACGACCACGCAACAACGACTGATACCCCTCCGACCCGATGCCGGTGAATGGCGAGAACACAATCTCGTCTTCGTTGGAATACAACCGCACAAGCCGATCAATCACGCTCAGTTGCAGCGGGCATATGTGCTTCACGTCGTCCTCGCTGCGGCCTTCCGATACATTGAGCGTGTCGGTTTCTTTTATGTCCATCCAGCAGCACTCGGCCCAATCAATCCAGTCGTTGCGCGATACGTTGCCTTCGCCGACGATGGGGGTTGCGTTCTCGCCCGGTGCGCGAAACTTGATGAGGTAGTCGCCAAGGCATCCGCGTTGCTTTGCTCGGTCGCTTTCAAGCCCTGCGAATTGCAACTCGCGAGACTTCGTGCGAATCGCCTGGGCTTGCGGGTTCTTGCGCACAAGCCAGTCGTACTCGAATACCAATCCGGCCCGCTCGCCCAGCCGGATGTTCAAGCCGCGAAAGTCAAACAGGCCCACGCCGCCGGTGCGCCTCATGCGAGGAATCTGCATGACGTGTACCACCATCGCCCGGCCCGGCTTCAGCACGCGGGCAATCTGGCGATAGAAGAATGACAGGTGCAACTTCGCCTCGTGCTTGAGGTTCTCGCTGTTGCCAATGTCACTCTCGCTGCTCGTGTAGGCGTACAACGCCGGGAACGGTGGCGAGAAGACAGAGAAATCGACGCTACGCGCGGGCATCGTTGCCATGTGCGTGATGCAGTCGCCGTTGTGGATGTGAAACTCAGAGCCGGGATTTAGCAAAGTCACGAAACATCTCCTCTTGTTGGCGTGTGTCTTGGTCAACCCGCTTCGCTTTGGCGAGAACGGTTTCGATCATGGGTGCTTCAAACTCAGTCACAGGAATATGGACGCTCAATGGAACTTTGGAGCCAATGCGGTTGGAACGCTTCACCGCTTGGTAAAACTCCTCGTATGAGTCCTGCAATCCAGCGAACACATGCCGCGTTGCAACTTGCAGATTCAACCCGAATCCAAGAATCTTGGGCTTCGTCACAAGTACCCGAATCTCGCGCCGCTTGAATGCGTCGATGATGCGGTGGCGTTCTTCGATTGGCGTTGCGCCGGTGATGTTGCCGCAACCCGGCAGGGCATTCGCAATGTCGTCCTGCTCGTTGTTGAACTTGCACCAAACGATTGTCGATTCGTCAGGCCACGACTCAACCAACTTGGCAACATACCCGGTCTTGTTGCTTTCTACGCGAACGTCGCCGATCCAACCCTTGCCGATGCGGGCGATTGCCGAACGCGAACCGATGCCGCCAGTCTGGTTGACGAACATATCGCCAGTCTTTGCCATGAACGCTTGCCGCTGGGCATCGGTGGTCGGCACGTTCTCAACGTGAATATGAATCGGCGGGATGGTGTTGCAGTTGTCTTTCCATCCGTAGGTCGATGGATTGGTCAGGAAGATGCACCAGTGAGACATGGCCGTGTAGAACGGTTTGAGTGCGTGCGCCTTCAACTCCCATCGCTCGTTAGTCTCGCCACGGTTGACGAAGAAACGGGCCAAGAATGAATTGACCGTTGGGAACGCATCGCAGAAAACGGCGTGATTGGCGTATTCGATGCGGTCGTTGGGTGCGGGCGTGCCAGTCAGGGCCAGTTTGTATTCAACGCCCCGCCCCATCTCAATCAGCCGTGTGCCCCATGCGCCGTAGTGAGACTTGAGCATGGATGATTCGTCAAGAATCAGCCCGCCAAGGTCGCCTGTGGGGAGGTCGTCGGTGATTGCTTCGTAGTTGGTGATTGCAACGCCTTCGCCCGTGCGAAGCCACTCCGCAAGCCCAGCCGCGTTGACGATCTGTAGCGTGTCGTCTTTGTACCATCGCTTCCACTCAGCCGCCGTTTGCGAAACGACCATCAGCGGCGAAACCAACAGCACACGCTTGCCGGTGTGCGCCGCCGCGTGGCGTGCCACCTCGGTCATAATCAGCGTTTTACCCAGCCCGCAATCGGCGAAGACTGCAAACCGCTTCTTGGCGATTGCCATTGCAGCGATGTCACGCTGGTAGTCCATCAGGAAGTCGGACAATGCCGCCTGCTTTGCCTTGCGTTTGCCCTTCGCAAGCCCCAGCATCGACGCGTATTCGTCGGGGAATATGGCCGATGCACCGATGATCTTGTACTTTGGCAGCCGCTTGACAGCGAGGAATCGCTCGTAGTCTGCCACCGATGATGCGTCGAAACTCATAATCATGCTGCACCTTGCCCTTTCACAAGCCGCACCTGTGCGGCCACGTTCGCCTTTGCGTCTGCGACTTGTTGCTTTGCCGACTTCTTCAACTCGCCGGCGACTTGGACGTAGTTGATTGGGTTCTCTACCGTCTTGCCAACTGCCGCCATCTTTTTCCGCTTCGTGTCTAGCCTCGCAGAACCCTTTACAAGCCTCGCAAGCCCATCAGCCGGGTGTGTGACGGTCGCATCGGCAATCATGCCGTGGGCGTCCGCTACGCCGATCCCTTGGCTTGTCAGACACGAGAGGACAAACTCCACCGTGTAAGGCTGGCCGGGCAGGGCAGGGCAGGACCGCGAAGCGGATGAATCGGAAGCATGGCTAGGCTCTGCTTTGTCTTCTCTG